AAGGTGAAACGGTTTCGGCCGACGTGATCGCCGCCAAGACCAACGGGATGAAGCGCGGCGAGGTGCCGGTCGGCGTGAACCACCTGACCATGTTCATCGACGTGCAGGGGAACCTGCTGTTCTGGATGATCTGCGGGTGGGAAGAGGACTTCACCGGCTACATCCTGGACTACGGCGAATATCCGGATCAGAAGCGGCAGTACTTCACGCTGCGCGACGCCCGCAAGACACTTGCTTCCGTTCACAAAGGCACCGGCCAGGAGGGCGCGATCTACGCCGGGCTCGACGCGCTAACCGGCGAACGCTTGCGCCGCAAATATCGTCGGGACGACGGCGCGGAGATGACGATCGAGCGGTGCCTGATCGACGCCAACTGGGGCAACAGCACGGACGTGGTCTACCAGTTCTGTCGGCAGTCACCGCATAGCGGGATCGTTATGCCCAGCCACGGGCGCTACATTGGCGCGGCGGGAAAACCGTTTTCCGACTACAAGCGAAAGGCTGGAGAGCGCATCGGCCTGCACTGGCAGATCCCCAACGTTCAGGGGAAGCGCTCGGTGCGCCACGTCCTGATCGACACCAACTACTTGAAAAGCTTCGTCCACGCCCGCCTGGCGGTGCCGATGGGTGACCCCGGGTGTCTCTCCCTGTTCGATGGGGTAGACCACCGGCTGGTCTCGGAGCACCTGACCAGCGAATACCGCGTGAAGACCCAAGGGCGCGGACGGGAACTGGAGGAATGGAAACTTCGCACCCCCGGAACCGACAACCACTGGCTCGACTGCCTGGTCGGTTGCGCCGTGGCAGGCTCCGTGCAGGGTGCGGTTCTCTTCGGCACCGATGTGAAGCGTCAGGCCGATCGGCCCCGAATCAAGCTTTCAGCGCTTCAGGGGAGGCGGGGATGAAGAAACAACCGTCAGCTCCCGATCAGCCCAAGGGCATCTGCTGCGTGAAATGCGGCTGCCGGCACTTCGAGGTGGTCTACACACGGGCCGTCCGCGATGCGCGGATCATGCGCCGTCGGGCCTGTCGCCATTGTGGTCGACGGATCACGACCTACGAGACCGTCGTCGGAGGCGGACCTGAGGTGTGTTCGAGCCGCAGTATCAAACGATCTTAACTTGTCGTGACCGTGACACCCGTATTCGGAGTTGCTGGCATAATTGGTTTTGGTTTGACACTTATGCCAGCACTCACAATAATGCTGGCATGAGCCGAGAGCACGATAAAAAGATGCCAGCAGATGGGCGTAGGCGATCTGGTCTGGCTCGAATGGCAATGTTGAGCCCGGAAGAGCGGCGTCGGCTGGCACAGAAAGCAGCTGCCGAACGATGGGCGAAGGAGTCAAACATGGCAGACCCCATTAAGGCATTATGTGGCTCAGAGGAGTCGCCCCTCGTCCTTGGCGAGATCGAGGTGCCATGTTTCGTGTTAGAGGGGGATCGCCGCATAATCACGTTGGCGGGAATGCAATCGGCATTGGGCCTCAATCTGGGTGGCGGTCCGGGCAGATTGGCCGAATTCATTGGCCGAATCGACCCTAACGCTGCTAATGCCAATGAGTTAGCGGTGCGGTTGGAATCGCCCGTCCGCTTCACACCTCCAAGAGGGGGCAAGGCTGCCTTCGGCTATCCCTCCGACCTTCTGGCCGACATTTGCGACGTACTGCTCCGCGCACGGCGACAAGACAAACTTACGCCGAGATACCTCCCATTTGCGGCAAGAGCAGAAATCCTGATTCATGCTTGGGCGCGCGTAGGCCTTGACGCGATGATCGATGAGGTCACGGGATTTCAGTACATTCGAAAGCGGGATGCACTGACGGAGTTGTGCAGGCGGTACATCTCTGAAAAGCTGATGAAGTGGACAAAGACCTTTCCCGACGATTTCTACACCGAGATTTTTCGCCTTAAGGGGTGGGATTACACGATGCTCAAGCCCGGGGATAAGAAGCCATCGTGCATCGGTCGATACACGCGCAACATCGTGTATGAACGAATGCCCGCCCCCATAATCCTGCAGTTAGAGAATCTAAATCCGACCACGGCCCCCGGTGTTCGCGCGCACAAGCACTTTCAGTTTCTCACTTCGGATATTGGTCATCCGGAACTCAAGACCCACCTAGAGAAGGTGATCATGTTGATGGGCCTTTCAGAAACCTGGGATGATTTCCGGGCCAAACTTCGGAAGGTCATGCCGAAGAAGTGGGAGCAGTTCGAACTTGGCGATCTATTCCCTGATCCTCCGAATGAGAAACCGTCATCTTCTGACGACGGGCTCGACTAAGTGATCGAGACCGCATCTCCGAATTCATTTGCGGTGCGCGGCAGGGAAAGTATTCTTACTGATCGCCGGCGGCATCCCCCGAAGAAGGCTCCCCCCCTCCTTCTTCACCCGCCGGTTTTTTCATGCGCCGGCGGGGTCGCATGTCTACCGGTGTAACAATCTGCATCTCGTAGTCCGCCGAGCAGCCATTTTGCGCGCCCTTCCTGTCCATAAGGGTTGATGGCCCTCGTTCTGGATATTCCAAAATCTGATTGGCCGCCGGGTCTGACCCGGGCGGCCATCTCCCACTGCCCACTCTCGCTGCGCCCCGACGCCATCCAGGCGGCGTGGCTCGCCCACGCCGAAGGCCGCAAGCCCGACTCGGCGGTGCGCGCACTGCTGCGCCACGAGGTGCGCCACAAGACCAAGTCGTTCGACTTTGAACTCTGCCCGACGCGAAAGGTGCGCCGGCGCTTCTGAGCAACCCAATGCCCGACGACCTCGAAGACAACATCCGCCAGAACGCCGCCGGCCCGAAGCGGGCCAAGGGCGACAGCGCCGAGATGGAGCAGCACTCCCTCCCCGACCAGATCGCCGCCGACCGCTACCTCGAAGGCAAGAAGGCCACGCGCGGCAAGGGGCTGGGAATGGTGCTCAAGAAGCTCGTGCCGCCGGGAACCGACTGATCATGCTGACGTGGCTGAAGAACCTCGCCGCCCCCAAGCCCGCTGTGGCCACGCAGCGCCGGCCGGCGGTGCCGCACGGCCCGCGAGTCGTTCGCGCCAGGTACGACGCCGCCGTCACCAACGACGAGAACCGCCGCCACTGGGCCAACGCCGACGCGCTGTCGCCCAACGCGGCGCTAAACATGGAGGTGCGGCGCACCCTCCGCAACCGCGCCCGCTACGAGGTCGCCAACAACTCTTACGCCCGGGGCATCGTCACCACGTTGGCCAATGACGCCATTGGCACCGGCCCGCGTCTGCAGATGCTCACCGACGACCCCGCGGCGAATCGGACCATCGAACAGGCATTCGCCGAATGGTCCGACGCCGTGGGCTTGCCGCAGAAACTCCGCACCCTCCGCATGGCCCGCGCCGACTCCGGCGAGGGATTCGCACTGTTCACCAACAACCCCGGCATCGACGCTGACATCCAGCTCGACCTTCGCCTTCTCGAAGCTGACCAGGTCACCACGCCGGTCTTCAATCCCCTCGACCCCCAGCCCGTGGACGGGATCGTCTTCGACCGCCACGGCAACCCCGTCGAGTACCACGTCCTGCGCCGCCACCCCGGCGACACGATGTTCTTCTCGGGCACGGGGATGGAGTTCGACCGGATTCCCGCGTCGTCGGTGATCCACTACTTCCGCCCCGAGCGCCCCGGCCAGGCACGCGGCGTTCCCGACATCACGCCGGCGCTGCCGCTGTTCGCGCAGCTCCGGCGGTTCACCCTGGCGGTGATCGCGGCCGCCGAGACCGCCGCCGACTTCGCCGCCGTCCTCTACACCGACGCCCCGGCCAACGGCGAGGCCGACGCGGTCGAGACGATGGACACCGTGGAACTGGAACGCCGGATGGCGACGGTTCTGCCGGGCGGTTGGAAGCTGGGCCAGGTCACCGCCGAGCAGCCCGCGACCACCTACGCGGAGTTCAAGCAGCAGATTCTCAACGAGATCGCCCGCTGCCTGAACATGCCGTTCAACGTCGCCGCCGGCAATTCGTCGGGCTACAACTACGCTTCGGGGCGGCTCGACCACCAGACCTACTTCAAGAGCATCCGGGTTGATCAGACGCACCTGGAAGGCGTCGTCCTCGACCGCATCCTCGCGGCGTGGCTCGATGAGGCCGTGCTGATCGAGGGGCTCCTCCCGCAATCCCTCCGCACCGCCGACCGCCGTCTGCCGTCGGGTCGCCTGCGCATTCCCGCCCATCAGTGGTTCTGGGACGGGCAGGAGCACGTCGATCCCGCCAAGGAAGCCAGCGCCCAGGCCACCCGCCTCCAGAACAACACCACGACGCTCGCCTACGAGTACGCCCGCCAGGGACGGGACTGGGAGGCCGAGCTGCGCCAGCGCGCCAAAGAGGTGGCCCTGATGGAGGAACTGGGCCTGCCGCTCGCCGCGCCGCCCGGCCAGACGACCCCGAGCACCCCCGAACCCGACAACGAGGAGCTGCAACATGCCGACACCGGCGACTGACAATCAGGCCCCGCGCGACTTCCAGATCGTCGCCGCCGCTTCGGAATTGAAGTGGGTCGACGCCGCCGCGCCGGACGGGAAGGCCACGGCCCCGCGCCGCTTCCAGATGACCGCCTACACCGGAGGCCCCATGCAGCTTGCCGGCTGGCGCTACCCGGTGGTGGTCGACCTGGCCGGGCTACAGGCCTCCACCAAGCCCAAGGTCTTCCTCGAACACGACCGCACCGCCCGCGTCGGCCACATCGACCAGGTGCAGATCGCCGAGAGCACACTCGGCGTCGCCGGGGTCGTCTCCGGCTCCGGCAAGGCGGCGCAGGAAGTTCTCGCCGACGCCGCCAACGGGTTCCCCTGGCAAGCCTCCATCGGTGCTCGCGCGGTCGATGTCGAGTGGGTGCCGGAGGGCGGCAGCGCCCAGGCCAACGGGAAGGTCTTCCCCGGCCCCGTGAACATCGCCCGCAAGTCCGTCCTCGGCGAGGTCAGCTTCGTCGCGCTGGGTGCGGACGACAACACCACCGCCAACATCGCGGCCGGCGCACCGGGCCTGGCCACTTCTAGCTCAACAGCAAAGGACACCAACATGCCTCAGACCCAAGCCCCCGTCGTCGCCGCCGCCCCCGTCGAACCGCCCACTCCGACCCCGGAATCGATCCGCGCCGCCACGGCGACGGAGATGAAGCGGATCGCCGCCGTGCAGAAGGTGTGCGGCACAAAGCACGCGGAGATCGCCGCCAAGGCGGTCGAGGAAGGTTGGGACTCCACCCGCACGGAACTGGAGGTGCTGCGCGCCGACCGGCCCGCTGCCCCGGCCGCGCACGTCCCGGATCACACGATCACTGAGGAAATCCTCATGGCGGCGGCGTGCCAGTCTGCCCGCCTTCCCGGCCACGAGAAGCAGATCGAGGCCCGCACGCTCGAGGCGGCACACAAGGCGTTCCGCGGGCGGCTGGGGCTTCAGCGTCTGCTCATGGAAGGCGCGTGGGCCAACGGCTACTCCGGCCGCACGTTCGACGACGATCGCGACGGCGCGCTCCGCGCCGCCTTCAGCACGTTCCGCCTGCCCGGCATCCTGTCGAACATCGCAAACAAGTTCCTGCTCGCCGGGTTCATGAGCGTGGAAGACGCCTGGCAGCGCATCGCCGCTATCCGCTCGGTGAAGGACTTCAAGGCCGTCACGAGCTACCGGATGACCGGCGCGTTTGAGTACGACGAGGTCGGGCCGGACGGAGAACTCAAGCACGGCCAGGTGGACGAGGAGAACTTCACCAACCAGGCCAAGACCTACGGCAAGATGTTCTCCGTCACCCGGACGGACCTGATCAACGACGACCTGGGCGCTCTGACGAGCCTCCCGCAACGGATCGGCCGGGGCGGGGCGCTCAAGCTCAACAAGGTCTTCTGGACGGCGTTCCTCAACAACGCGGCCTTCTTCACCAGCGGTCGGGCCAACTACGCCGCCGGCACCGACACCGCGCTCTCGATCGACAGCCTCACCGCCGGCGAACTGTTGTTCCTGGAACAAAAGGATGCCGAGGGCAGCCCGCTGGGAATCACGCCCCGCGTGTTGCTGGTGCCTCCGGCGCTGAACGTGAAGGGCACGCAGCTGATGCAGGCGACCGAGGTGCGCGACACCACCGCGAGCACCAAGTACATGACGAGCAACCCGCACGCCGGGAAGTTCAGCGTCGTCTATTCGGCCTACCTCTCCAACGCCACGATCGGCGGCTACAGCGCCAAGGCGTGGTACCTGCTGGCCGATCCCGCCGACATCCCGGTGATCGAAGTGGCGTTCCTCAACGGCCAGCAGACGCCCACGGTGGAACGGGCCGACGCGGACTTCAACGTCCTGGGCATCCAGTTCCGGGGCTACTTCGACTTCGGCTGCGCCCTCCAGGACTACCGAGGCGGCGTGAAGATGAAGGGCGAGGCATAAAGCGCCGCCCCCGCGTGACCCGCTGACAGTCCAACACCCAAGCAAACAGACGGAGATTCAACCATGCCAGCTAGATTCATTCATGACGACGATTCGATCGACTACACCCCGGGCTCTGCCGTCACCGCCGGCGACGTGATCGTCCAGGGCGATCTGGTGGGCGTCGCCAAGCGCGACATCGCCGCCAACGCGCTGGGCGCACTGGCGGTCGAGGGCGTCTTCGACTTCCCCAAGGCCAGCGGCTCCAGCACCGCCATCGCGGCGGGCGTCACGGTCTATTGGAACGCCGGGGCCGGGCAGGCCACCACGACCTCCAGCGGCAACAAGCTGCTGGGCAAGACCGTCAAGGCGGCCGCCGACGCCGACACCACCGTTCGCGTGCGCCTCATGCAGTAACCGCCATGCCCGACCTGCTCGAAACATCCTCGGCCTGGCTGGAAGACCAGCGTACACGCCACCTGAGCCGCACGGTCACGTACCGGCGCGGCGGTCAGAGCGCCGAGGTTGTCGCCACGATCGGCAAGACGATCTTCCGGGTCGATGACCAGTACGGCGCGCAGATCCGCAGCGAGTCGCGGGACTACCTCGTGCTCACCGCCGACCTGGTGCTCGGCGGCGACGCAACGCTCCCGCAGCGTGGCGATCAGGTCCGCGAGACGGTCGGCGACACAGTGCTTGTGTACGAAGTCCTCGCCCCCGGCGACGAGCCGTGCTTCCGATTCAGCGACCCGTACCGCAAGACGCTGCGCATCCACACCAAGCAGATCGACCAGGAGGGTGCATAGCCATGTCCCTGGTCATCGACATCGCCGACGCCGTCGCGGACGAGCTCAACACCGGCACCTTCAGCCAGACGTTCATCGCCGAGCGGCTGTACCGCCCGGATTTCGAACTGGCGGAGATGAAGACGTTGCATGTGACCGTCGTGCCCAAAGGGCTCGCCACCAACGCCCTGTCGCGCGGGCAGAACCTTTACGACGTGAGCGTCGATGTCGC